ACGAGAGGCACTCGGTTGGTATCACGAGAAACGTGACGAGGCCAGAGGTCTCGGTCTCGGCCCTGAGCATGACTGGGCATCCCACGGCGCTGATGCTTTTGGCTTGGTGGCCGTCTATCGACAAGGCATCCATCAATCCGACTCGTGGGATACGCCAATACGAAGAAATATCGCGGGTGTAGCCTAATCACCGTTTAGTGGTAAAATGTCCGGGTGATCACATACTTAGGACGGCAAAATGGCGGTACGGTCAACTCTTGGTAAGGCGGCGCAACGTATTGCATTCCCGCGTATTTACGATGATCCTGCAAAACTCGCTCAAGAAGCGGCTGATTTAGCAAAGACAGTACCGGAATCAGATGCTCTCAAAACTCTGTTCGGCGTTAACCGCGATGAGTTGTACGAGCTAAGCAAATCGAGAACCCGTGGCGCAGAGTCAGTCGTCAAGAAGCCAGAGAAGTCCAGAGGATCAGCCGCCGCAGAGCCTATCATGGGCAAAAAGAATACTCAGCGTATTCTCGACATACTTGAAGAAGGCGGCAAGCGTCCAGAATTGTACAAGGGAATGGACTCGTGGTACGAAACCACTCCAATGTACGACAAACTTATTGATCTAGTTGGGCCAGAAGAGGCTCCAAAGTATTTCAAGCAGTTGAACGCATTCACTGGCATGGCAAGCCCAATGTCAGATGTGCTAACAGAGATCAGCCGTGGCACTGGCGTAAACTGGCTAGCTAATCAAGGCCGCATCGAAGACTTCCTAAAGTATGGCGGCAAAGCAGACGCTCCCGGCAGACCTGCTGACATGGCAGGCATCCCCGGACACATGGCTCACTCAACAGCGCAGGCTCCATCAATGCTCAAGTATCTTGAGTCGGGCGGCAATGTGCAGATGAGTTCACCAAAAGTTCCTGCGTACATTCAATCTTCACTGCCTGAATCACTTGGTGGATCTTGGGGTACTCCAGTCGGTGACGCTCACTGGTCACGAGCAGTGGGTCTTGCAGACACTCGTAACATGAAAACAGTTAAGGGTCAGCCTGCAGTTCCAGATCAATCTGTATCTACGCCAGAGCTAAACACATTGCGAGATTGGTGGGACAGCAAGGTAGCTTCAGAGCTAGGGATCTTACCTGTCCCGGCTCAAGCACGTTTATGGGGTACGGCATCACGGGCTACAGGCGTAGAGACTCCAGTAGGGCAAAGTAAGTTGGAGTTGTTCTCTGAGAAGATTGCAGGCCGGGCAAGACAACTTGGTGTAGATCCGACAGCGATGCGCGACTATGTATTGGTAGGCGGTGATTTATCGAAGCTACCAAAAGGCGTTAAGAAATATGCGCCATTTTTCGCGGCGGCGGCGGCAGGAACTCCGATCGCGGCATTTGCTGATATGGATGTGACCGAGCCAGAGACAACGATCATGGGCAACCTGACGATGCCAAAGATGGCAGATGTTCGCAAAGGTATGGACGAGCAAATAAGTAAAGGCTACAGCGATGCCGGGCAGAACATGATTCTTGAGACGTTACTTAACTTCATGGCCCCAACCACGATGGGCGGCGGCACTATGGAAGACAGAGCAAGGCGCGGCTACTGATGGCTAATCCAATCCTGAAGCAGATTGATGATCTAGCAAGAAATTATGCTGACCTGTTTGAAAAAATAGGCGCTCCAAAGTCCACAGTTGAAAAGATCAGAAGTGGCGAGCTTCCTATGGATCAGGCATCGAGGATGCAACGCGCCATAGAGCAAGGCTACGATCCAAAGGTTACCTACCATCATGGGCGCAAAGGTATAATAGAGTTCCAAATACCGACAGACGGCAGAAACTATAAGTACGGCCCTGCTGTATATTCATCACCCAAGCGCGGGTACGGAGAGCCGTATTTAAGAGCTAACAAAATCTCTGATGAAGACGCAAAGATTTATGAATTAATGTCTCGCGGAAAGATTGCCTCAACAGATAAGGTTTCCGATCAACATTTTGACGCGAGAAACATGGCGTTCGATATTGCAGATCAAGAAGGCCGTGATTCAAATCCAAATGATTACTGGAGAGCAATGCATCAGATATTGCAAGATAAAGGATATACTGGCCTCGACATCATGAAAGAGCGAGCCGTATTCGATCCTGCGAACGTCAGATATAAGGGTGCGGCCTTTGACCCTGATCAGGTTGGCAACCCCAACATCTTTGCATCAGCGGCTCCTGTTGCGGCAGGTGGTGTCTTAGCGGCACTCGGCATGGCTCCACAAGAAGCAGAGGCAGGATTTTTTCCATACGCATTTAAAATGGCTGAAGATGCGCTTGATCGCGGTAGCTCGTTATTCACAGAGAAAGCACTCAAAAGTGCGGCAAGTGATGCAGACGGCAACAGCCGTACAGCAATCACAATGATGAGTCCAGATGAGTTCTTGCGTGTAGTTCCGACACCAGAAAATTCTATCAGCCAAGCCAATATCGACAAGATTGCAGAACACATCAGGTCAGGCGGCAAGCTCGATGATGTGCCATTCCTGACAGTAGGAATGGATAAAGATATGAATATGCCTCGGTACACAGGGCATGAAGGCCGTCATCGCGCCTTGGCACTCAAAAAGCTAGGTATCAATGAAATGCCTGTCCGCATTAAAATGGGCGATGATATGGGTGTGCGTTGGGATCAACTCCACTCAAAAAACCCACTCAGAAACAGTTCACTGCCAGACTTTGTGTTGCATCAGGAAGGCTTAACTTCATCACAATTCCCGATCAAGAAGACGCGCACAGGTTTTGAGACGGCCAGAGGTGTTGCGGCAACAGGAGGTATACTTGGTGCGCTAGGCTTGCCAGAAGACGCTACAGCGGCAGATATCGCTACAGCAGGTATGAAGATAGCCCCGAAAGAAGAAGCACAAGGTGAAATGCAACAGATGATCTTAGACGCACTTCTAGGCTTTATGGCCCCAACACCAATGGGTGATGCTACAATGGACGCATACAACCGTAATAGGATTCGCTAATGGCACTATCTAACTATGGCGAGCTAAAGACAGCGATCGCAGATTTCTTAAACAGGGATGACGTTGATGTTACAGCCAGTGGGTTTATTGCGTTGGCTGAAGCTCAAATTGCTCGTGACATAAAGCACTGGAAGCAAGAGCGGCGAGTTACATTGTCGTTGGATGAGCGCTTTGAAGAGGTTCCTACAGATTGGTTGGAAACTCTCAATATGTATCTTGATGATGGCACTCCTATTGAATACGCCTCGGTAGCGGAAATATCTCGAAGAAAGCTACTGCAGAACGATACTGCAGGCAAGCCAGTAGTCTATACAATGAATTCTGGACAGTTTGAGTTTTATCCTGCGCCAGATGAGACGTATAATTTAACCATGATCTACCGGGCAAGAATCCCTGTGTTGGCTCAGGATGATGACTACACATGGTTGCTAACAGATTACCCGGACATTTACCTGTATGGATCGTTGCTACACACAGCGCCATACCTTCAGGAAGATCAGCGCCTAGCAACATGGGCGCAGTTGTATGCGGCGGCTGTTAAACAGGTCAACAGTGAATCGCAGGCGGCTAAATACTCAGGCGCACCACTAGTAATGAGGAACGTGTAATGTCTACAGAATGGGCGCTAGTCGCCGGAATGGCAGGTGACGTTAGCACAGATAACGTACAAGATTACTCAGAGACAGCAACTACGAAGGCAGGCGAAGCATCAGCGTCAGCAGACGCGGCGGCAAGCTCGGCCAGTAGCGCATCTACCTCTGCTAGTGATGCGGCATCTTCAGCAAGCACTGCAACTACGAAAGCAGGCGAGGCATCAAGCTCGGCCACTGCGGCGGCAAGTTCTGCATCAACAGCTACAACAAAAGCATCTGAGGCAAGTGCGTCTGCTACAGCGGCGGCAGGATCTGCGAGCGATGCGGCTGACTCTGCTACAGCGGCGGCGGCCTCTGAATCAACTGCATCATCAGCGGCAACAGCGGCAGAGTCCGCCAGAGATTCTACATTAGCCGCTTTTGATTCATTTGATGATCGTTACCTTGGAAGCAAGACTACTGATCCTACACTTGACAACGATGGTAATGCT